TGTTAACTACACACTCGATAAGACTAATGCAAATGCAGTTATTACATTTACACAAGATTTAACTGTAGATGATGTTATTAAAGTTAAAACAAATAGTAAAACTATAAAAAATTCTAACGGATATTATGAGTTTCCTTATAACCTAGAACGTAATCCACTTAACGATGATATTAGTCAATTTACACTAGGCGAAGTTATAGAACACGTTGATAGTATGTTAGAAGACGTTCCGGGGTATACTGGTGAATATCTTGGATCTAGCAATTTAAGAGATCTAGGAGATTTAGATCGATATGGTAAACGTTTTGTAAAACATAGTGGACCAATTAATCTTCCATTGTACCATATAACTAATAAAGATTATAATATTGTCAAGGCATTAAAATATTCTAAGAAAGAATATTCAAGATTTAAAAAGACATTTTTAGATACTGCTAGTACACTTGGTTATGATGGTCCTATAAGATCTCATGTTGATCTTGTTTTAAGAACAATTAACAGTGACAAATTAAAATCACAACCGTTTTATTTCTCAGATATGCTTGCAACAGGCGCAGCAAATAAAATTGAATATAACGTCTTAGATGCTCGAGTAACAGATTATCCTATTACTAATAATTTTAACTTAACAACATTAAGTGCATCTAGTATACTTGTGTACTTAAATGGAGCGCAGTTAATTCATATTAAAGACTACAATTTTAATGTAGACGGATACATTTCAATTGATGCGGGACAAGAAGAAAATGACCTAATTGAAATATACGAATATGATACTACTGACGGTAGTTTTATTGCTCCAACACCATCTAAGTTAGGTTTATATCCTAAGTACTATCCTGAATTAACTATTGATGATACTGTTCAAGGTACTGAGCCAACTGCTACTGGCCCATTTAAGATTTATGGTGAAGACCAAGCAACTGGTAACAGAGGTTGGTTCTACCCTGTTTATACGACTAAAAGTGCAGCAGGATCAGGTAGTGCATCTACTTCGCATACATTTATTGGTATGAACAAATTGTTCTATATTCCAACAGAAGGCAGCACACTTGCAGGCAATGATAATATTGAAATAGATGAATACCCTATTGGTGTTGCATTTATTAGAGGTCACGATGGTAGTTATATCAAAGCATACAAAGACTATAGAGATGAACTATTATTAGAACTTGAAAAAAGAATTTTTAACAATATTAAAGCAGAGTACTCGACTGATAGATTAGACGTTAACGATTTCATCGGCGGCGAATTTAGAACTAATGAATTTACAAAAACTGAAGTAGATAATACACTGCTCGGCGATTTCCAAAAATGGATATTAGAAAATTTAGACAATCAATCATACACAACTAATACGTTTTATGATAGAACTAATAATTGGACATTTAATTATTCAAATACTAACTCGTCAAATGGAAATCTAAATCCTGGATTTTGGAGAGGAGTTTATGTAAGAGCATTTGATACTGATCGTCCTCATAGTCATCCGTGGGAAATGTTAGGTTTACATCTAAAGCCAAGTTGGTGGAATACAGTGTATGGTCCTGCTCCGTATACTGGTGATAACTTAGTAATGTGGAGAGATCTAGAAGCAGGAAAAATTGCAGATCCTGATAATACTAGAATTGATCTAAAATATTCTCGACCAGGACTAACAAACTTTATTCCTGTTGACAGCACTGGTAAATTGTTATCTCCATTAGATAGCAGATATGCTAAAAACTTCGACATAAGAAGTGCGACACAAAACTTTAAATTTGGTGATTATTCTCCAATTGAAAATACATGGCGCAGAAGTTCAGATTATCCGTTTGCTATTTTAACTGCAATGCTGTTAAACAAGCCAGCAAAAACTATGAGCTTAGGATTTGATGTTTCTAGAATTTCTAAAAACTTAGCAAATCAATGGGTTGATATATCTAGTAACAAGCCTATTGTTATTAAAGATTTAAAATTACCAAATACATTTGAATCAACTGTTAGAACCAGTACATCAGGTTTAGTTAACTACATTTATAATCTTGTAGCAAGTGATATATTAACAGTATATGATGGATATAAGACAGACTTACAATCAATCAACAACCAACTAGGTCTTAAGATTGCTGGATTTACAAGTAAAGAAAAGTTTAATTTAATTCTTGATAGTAGATCGCCAACACAGGCACTTACGCAAGATGGTATCTTTGTCCCACAAGAAAATTATCAAGTATTTTTAAATACTAGTAGTCCTAATGACTTAGCAATTTTCAGTGGCATTGTTGTAGAGCGTGCTGAACTAGGATATCTAATACGTGGTTATAATTTAGAAAAGCCGTTTTTTGAATATTATGCTGCACAATCTGGATCGTCATCATCGACTGTTACAGTTGGAGGAATTTCTGAAAAAGTAGTTCCTTGGAATACAAATACGTCTTATGTCAGCGGCGAAGTAATTTTGCATAATAATGCATATTACAGAGTTATTAATTCTTTTAAAAGCGGACTAACATTTAACACAACTGACATTACTAAATTGCCAACACTTCCTATTAAAGGTGGCCGAACAGCAGAATTTAAGAAGGACTTTGATACTGTAACTATTAAAACGTTGCAATACGGTAGCAGATTAGATACTGCACAAGAAGTAGTTGACTTTATTTTAGGATATAATGTAAGACAAAAAGAAATTGGATTTAGTTTTGAAAATGTGATTGACGGGTCTAATACTGTTGAAAACTGGAATCAAAGTGCAAAAGAATTTTTATTCTGGACTACACAAGGTTGGGCAGCTAGCTCATTAATTGCACTAAGTCCTGCTGCTAATTTAATAGAATTCCAAAGAGATTACTTTGTAGTTGATAATATTAAAGACGAATTTTACGGATACAGCATCTTCAAAGCAGATGGTCTATTTTTAGATTCAGAATTTAATAGCTTATTAAGAGACCAAAATAGCTTTGGTATAGAAACAGTTGGCACAGATGAAGGTCTATATCATGTAGCATTGCCTCTTGTTCAAAAAGAACATGTTGTATTATTAGATAACACAACTGACTTTAATGATGCAATATACAATCCTAGTACAGGTTATCGTCAAGAACGTATTCGTGTTAACGGGTATAGATCAGATAACTGGAACGGTGGCTTAAATATTCCTGGGTTTGTATATGATGATGCAAGTTTTACTGACTGGACTCAGTGGAAAGATTATAGCATTGGCGATATTGTAAAATACAAACAATATTATTATGTAGCAACAGTTAATGCTACAGGTTCAGAAAACTTTAATTCTAACAACTGGTATCAGTTAAGTGAGAAGCCTGTATCACAACTAATGACTAACTTTGATTACAGAGTTACACAATTTACAGATTTCTATGACCTAGACTCAGACAGCTTTGACACTGAGCAGCAAAAAATGGCTCAGCATTTGATCGGTTATCAAAAGCGTCAGTATCTTGCTAACATTATCAACGATGATGTAAGTCAGTTCAAATTCTATAGAGGTGCAATTGCAGACAAGGGCACAATGAATGTGTTTACTAAACTGTTTGATGCACTTGGCAATACTGCTGATAATTTAGAGTTCTATGAAGAATGGGCAATCCAAGTTGGTCGCTATGGTGCAGTTGATGATGTGCAGCAAGTTGAGTATAATCTTAAACAGGACAAAATGCAAGAGTCTCCTCAAGCAGTTGAACTTGTTAATACATTGCCACCGACTAACTTTGATAAAATTTACAGAATACTTCCAAACGAAGTATTTGACAAACCTGCAGATTATAACCATGCTCCGTTTCCAACTAAAACAATTGCAAGTGAGTATATTAAAACTGCTGGATATACAAATGAAAATGATGTAGACTTCATTGTTGGCAATATGCTAGATTTAGCAGGAGTTGACACTAATCAAATTAGTCTAGGTGCTAGCTTATGGGTCACTAATACTGATGATCGTAACTGGACAGTTATGCAGTTAGTAAAGGCAAATGTAAATGCTACTACATCATCTATACTTAGTACTGCTATAGCAGCTAATGGATTATTCCTTGTAGAATTAACATTAGATAAATGGGCGACACAAGTATTAGAAGTAGGCGAGTACATTGGTATTCGCGGAGCAACAGAATACTCTATTAATGGATTATATGAAATTGATAGTATTAATCTTAATACTGTACAAATACGTGTGCCTCGAGACAATGAAATAGCAGACTTTGAAGATGAATTATTTGCAGTATCTAAATTAAGAACTGTGAGAGTAGATAATGTTGTAGAAATTAATACTGCAATAAATCAAGATCTGTATGCACAGCAAAAGTTATGGATTGATACATATAATGATGAATGGGCAGTATTAGAAAATAATCCAGTATACTTAAATTCTCAGTCTATTACTAACCCTTCAGACTATGACAGTACAGATCAAGGATTTAGTAATAGTGTTGCGGTAACAAAAAACAATAATAATGTTTTTGTATCTTCTGAAAATGACTTAAATGGCAAAGTGTCTGTTTACAGAAGAACTAGAGAAGCATCAAATCTATTATTAGATCAAGAAATTATTTTTGATGATGATGAAATCTTTGATATTACTAATGCAGACTTTGGTAGAAGTATTGCAGTATCTCCAGACGGAGAATACTTAGTAGTAGGAATTCCGCAAGCTAGTGACGTTAACACTAGACTAGCATACAAAACTGAAGCAGGAACTGGTGCAAGTACGTTTGACTTCCAGACTGATGCAACATACAATAAAAATGATATTGTGCGTTACAGAGAAAGTCTGTGGAAGGTGAATAGACAGATTCTTCCAGAAATTGCAAACCAGCCGTTTAGTACTTTTGACACATATGTAAATATTGCAAGTGCTGCTGATGCAGATAGTACAACACTAAATCTATTAGTTGCAGGCGATGCAGGATTAGAAAATAACACAGTTGATCACCTGCTAGTACGTGCTCCGTTGGATATGTATATCGGTACAACAGCAGGCGACACAATTAATTTATTCTGGAATCAGCGTAGTTTTGCATACCCTACACTTGACAACTATATTCCGTTTGATGGAAATATTCCTGCTATTACTAAAGAATTTATATCTCAAGATCATACTATTGTTGAAAAGATTGATCATGTATTTTTTGTTAGTACATTTGTTACTTTACCAACAGTGGGCGATATTGTTACAACAGATACAGGTAGTGCTGAAGTATTTTATGCTAGCAAACGTAGAGATAGTGCAGTAATTTACGTTAAAAATACAAACGGCGTATTTGACATTACTGGTGAACTGTTTATTGAAGAATTAGATTTTGTAGGAACTTATACAGAAGAAGCTACATACAGTACAACTGATGCAGTTGGCGGCTTTTGGTATATTTCAACTCCGTCGTATTCAAATAATGGAGTATACTATGACACTGGACGTGGCCTAGTTTATGCTGACGTTAGATTGCAAGACTCAGTACGTCCCTTTAGCCCCTACTACAACATTCAAAATACTGTTGGAGCGATTGGTGTATTTGTAACCGAAAAAAATCGTGTAAGTTATATTGAACAATTGTCTTATAATGGAGATCCAGCAGGCGCTGACGCTCAAGATGGTGCAACACGAGATTTACCTAGTAATAAATGGGTAGCAAGAGTCGGGAAAGCATTTAGTGACACACTAACAATAGGCGACACACAGGAGTTCCGTTTGTATAATCTCGACAACAGAATAATTGATGTTGCAAGTGCAGGATTTACATATGACATATTAAATAAACAACAAACAATCGTTGATTTATGGGATGGTTATATTGATTTTACTCTTAGTGAATTTGACTTCTTAGGATTTGCATTTGAACCACAAGTAGGCGACATTATTGAAGATGTCCAAGTTCCAAGAGACGGACAAGGTGGTCTAGCATTAACTACAATTACTACAAGTAGTGCTGAAGTAGTGTTTATGCAACGAAACTTTACTAGTGTTAGAGTATATGTAAAAATATTATCAGGTGACTGGCTAGAGCAAGCTAATATTGGTCGTTTCCAAATCCGCAGAAAAGCAAATACTAGTCTTCGCGGCGTGTCTGATGTTGATCGTACAATTGGAACTGTAACAGATATTAACAATAACATTGTACTAGGAAACTCATTAGTTGGTAAATTGGTAGTATTTGAAAACACAAGTAATTTTGATATTGTTGCTGATCCTACAATTGTTGATGAAGAATACTGGTTCTTTGATGAAACTACAGAATCTGGAATAGCACGTTTGGCTAATCCGCCATATAGTTTAAACAAAGACTATACACAAGTTTATCATATTGCAGCTGAAAAAACTGGATCAAGTCCTTCTCTAACAAATGAGGGTGCCATTGCAATTTATAGAAAACTGCGTGACGGTACATACAGATATCAAAATACGTTTGTGTCAGAGTACAGAGAAGCAAATAGATATTTTGGATCTAAAGTTGCAATAACACAAGTAGGAAACTATTATACATTATTAGTAGGAAGTGACAGTCTTGTTGATGTTGGCGAAGACAGCACACAAAGAAGAACACACCCTGGTGCAATTGAAATATTCCGTCATGGTACTAAAGTAACTGATAGCTTCAAAGGTGAATACAAACTAACAGCATATGACATTGGTGATATCGTAATATACAAAGACGATTATTATATTTGTCGTAAAGCAACATCAGATGAACAAAATGTAATTGTTGATCCAATTTATTGGGACAAGATTAGTTGGAAGCACGGAAAAGATTCCAACTATCGTGGAAATTTTGATAATAGTTATACTTACAAAAAAGGTAATATTGTTGCTCAAGATAATGCATTGTGGGAAGCACAAACAAATATCAGTGTAGGTGCAGCAGTACCTAGTAGTACAAATAATTCTTGGGAAAGTGTAAGTACCAATATAGATTATGTAGGCTATTTGCCAAACTTAACTGCAAATGCATTTTACAATGAAGATGTGTTTGATCCTGCAGAAAATTTAATTGAATTTAGTAAGAGTTTTGATATAAGCGATGACGCTCAAGTATTAGTAGTTACTACTACACAGGCACAAGCTGCAAATGACAGCACAACAGATACTAAAATTGCAATATACCGTGAGATTGGTGACAAGTTTGTATTAGATCAAATAATCGAAGCGCCTAATAATATAGATGCATGGGGAGAGAAAGTTAGTCTAAATCCAGCAGGTACACAGATTGCTGTTAGTGCAATGCTAGATGATACTACTAAAATTAATCAAGGTGTTGTGTATGTGTATACACAAGTTGCAGGCACGTTTGAATTAACACAAACGCTAACTCCACCTAACAATGAAGAAAGTGAAGGCTTTGGATTTGGTCTAAGTTTTGGGTCTGACAACTTAGTTGTTAGTAGCTTAAATGGCGATCAAAAAATTCCAACTACATTTGATGTCGGTCTTTATACTGAAACTGAAGGTACTGCAACTACGTTTGACAATGAGTTTACAAACTTTAGAAATATCAAATTAGACAAAGGTGCGGTGTATGTATATGAAAATCTAAACGATACATTAGTATACTCTGAACAATTTATCTATCCTCTAACACAGACTACATTTGGCGAAAACATATATACAAACGATAACCATGTTTACATCGGACTACCAGATCAAGTTGACGGCGACAAAAAAGGCGTACTACTTGACTTTAGAAAGAACAAAACTACGTTTGCTTGGGGAGTAGTAAGTCAAGGAATTACACCAGTTGACGTTGATAACATTCGCGGAGCGTTCATATACAACAAGCGTGAAAATCGTATTGTAAGTTATATTGATTATATTGATCCAGTACAAGGTAAAATTGCCGGACCAGCAGATCAAGAGATTACATTTAAAACACCGTTTGATCCAGCAGTATACAATACTGGTAATACTTCAGATAGTTCAGTTGATCCTAACAGAGCATGGACTGAAAAGCATGTAGGACAAGTATGGTGGAACATATCAGCTGCTAAATTTGATCATGCTTATCAAGGGTCAACGACTTTCCAAAAAAATGCTTGGAACAAACTAACTGTTGGTGCAAGTATTGATGTATTTGAATGGGTTGAAAGTAACTTTATTCCAAGTATATGGGATAGTATTGCAGATACACCTGATGGACTTGCTGCTGCTATTAGTGGAACAAGTTTATTTGGTGATGCTAGATATTCCACAAAAATCGTATACAATGATGTAAGCAAAACATTTAGTAACAAGTATTACTTCTGGGTAGTTAACAAAGTAACTGTGCCTGTAATGGAAAATAGAAGATTAAGTGTCCGCGATATTGCAGCACTAATTGAAAATCCTAGAACACAAGGATATCCGTTTTTGAGCTTATTATCTAATAACAAGTTTGTACTCAATAACTTTGACACATTTGTTGATAACGATGATCTAGTATTAAACATCAAGTACTCTACTGGACCAAAGAAAACACAAAACCTACACAGTCAATATAAACTAATATCAGATGGACTAAAAACCAGTAAGCCTGATGCAGATATTGAACGTAAATGGTTTGACAGTTTAATTGGGTTTGACGACAATAATAGAATTGTTCCAGATCCAAAAATAACTGTTAAAAATCGTTATGGTGTGCAAAATCGTCCAAGACAGAGCATGTTTGTTAACAGAATTGAAGCTCTAAAGCAGACAATTGAAAGAATAAACCTAACACTTTTAGAAAATTTAGTAGTCGACGAGTATAACATAGCACCATTGTCACAACAAGACGCTGTTCCTACAGCAACATCTCGTGAATATGATCTTGCAATTGATACTTTAGCAGAACTTACATTTGTTAGTACAAATAAAATTACGCCTGCAATATTAACTCCTATTATTACTAATGGTAGAATATCACGAGTAAACATTACTGATGCAGGCCGCGGATATAAAGTTGCTCCTAGTTTTAAACTTAATGGCGCAGGCAACGGAGCAGAGTTTGAAGTAACTATTAATAATCTTGGTCAAATAACCGATGTAGATATTATCAATGCAGGTAGCGGGTATGATGCTGCAACTACAATAACTGTTAGACCGTTTACTGTGCTTGTTAACGCAGATACATCTATACAGGATAAATGGGCATTGTACTCTTGGAATGACACTGAAAAGTCTTGGTACAGAAGAAAACTTCAGAGTTATAACGTAGATTTATATTGGGATTATACTGACTGGTATGCACCAGGTTTTAATCAGTTTACTAATATTACTGACACAATTAAAGGAGCTTACCTGTTGCCTAGCTTAGATAACAATATAGGTGATGTTGTTAAAATTGAATCAGTAGGTACTGGTGGTTGGCTGTTACTACAAAAAGTAGATGATCAAGACAGTGAAGATTACACCATTAATTACGATACTGTTGGCAGACAAAATGGTACAATACAGTTTAAAGATACACTATATGACTATTCAAAAAATACTGTAGGTTTTGATAACCGCAGTTTTGATAGTAACTTTTACGATAATAATCCTAGTGTAGAATTGCGTATTATACTAGAAACTATTAGAGATGATATCTTTGTAGGCGACCTAGAAGTTGAATACAACCAGTTGTTTATGGCAGCACTTCGTTATGTAATGTCGGAGCAGCAATCAGTTGATTGGATGTTTAAAACTAGTTTTGTAAAAGCAAAACACAACAGAGAATCTTTAAATCTGCAAGATATAACATTTAACAATGATAATTTAGCAAGTTACCAAGACTTTGTTGAGGAATTTAAACCTTATTCAACAAAAATAAGAGAATTTGTTAGTGATTACACAGCAATAGATCCGACTAATACTTCGATCAGTGACTTTGACTTATCACCTGCGTATAATAATATTACTAAAACTATTGAAGCAAGCAATGCAAAAATAGTAGATGGCGAAATAGTTGAAGAAAATCTTGACACAATAGTGTATCCACGTAAAAACTGGAAAGACAATTTTGGTTATGAAGTAACTGAAGTACAAGTTAGAGACGGCGGCAGCGGCTACACCTTTGAACCTATTGTTACTCTAGTAGGTGGCGGCGGCACCGGCGCAAAAGCTAAAGCATATTTAGGTTACGGTAAAGTTACAAGTATCAAAGTAACTTACCCAGGCAGTGGATATACTAGTGCTCCTACAGTTGTAATATCTGGTTCACAGTTAGATGCCGGAACTCCGACTAAAGCAACTGCAATTTTAGGTAATGGAGTAGTAAGAACACCTAGTGTTAAAGTTAAGTTCGATAGAACTAGCGGAACTTACACGTTTAGCACATTAGCAAAAACTGAAACATTTACAGGAACAGGTTCTGAAAATAGATTCTTCCTTGAATGGCCAATGGATCTTGACACTAAGCGTGTAAATGTATATGTAGATAATATTTTACAATTACGCAGCAAGTATGCATATGAGAATATTGAAAATACTGATAAATCGTATACTAGAGAACAAGGTAAGATATTATTTGCTACACCACCATCTCTAAATGCAGTGATTCGTGTAGAATACAACTTGCCATTAAGTATGCTAAGTGCAGAAGATAGAATTAAGTTTGCATATGCACCTATTGCAGGTATGTATGGTAATGATTTAGCACAGCTAATGACCGGCGTTGATTACGGCGGAGTTGAAGTACGTAGTTTTGACTTTGATGGTCCTGCTGGATTTGACACTGCTCCTTGGTATACAGATGCTTGGGACGAGTTCGATAGTGCATTTGAAGATGAGATATTTACAGCAGATGGATCAACTATTGCAGTGCAATTAAGCGAACCTCTAGAAGATGGTGTTGTTTATAACCTGTACAAGAACGGTGTAAGAATTGATGCAACTGATTTTGTAGCAGGAACACCCGAAGTACCGGGTGTTCCAGAAGTACCGGGTGTTCCAGCAGTACCTGGTGTGCCGGCAGATGCAGAATACAACAATGGTGCATTAATTACTGAGAACAATGGTACAGTGTTTGACAGAGCCTTAACTGTAAACGGATTGAAACTAGTTGTTGCAGGAGCAGTAGGCGGACAACTTGCAGTACCAGATGAATGGGCAAAGAAAACTGCAAGAACATTTGAATTAATAACTGATCCTAACGGTGCTGGCATTAACACCACACATCAACGTAACTTTATTAAAACACTACGTGGTGACGCAGGAACATATCACGCAGGAATACCTGCAATACAAAGAGTTGGCTATGGCGGCGGAAGTACATATACACCTAACTGGTTAGAAGATGCCGGCATAGCAAGTTATGCAGGACTACAAGCATTTAATGATAGTGTTGCTCAAAAGGATATGGTATGGTATAAAAATATCAACGGAAACAATCCTCCAACACAGCGTAGAGATATTGAAGAAATATTCGAACACGTATTCCACACTATACACGCATTTGGTATTCCGGGTGCAGTGCCTGGTAGTATAGATGCAGTGGAAATGAATCCAGATATTAGAATTGGTTTTGAACCAAGTTTTGATTGGCAAAACACAGCATTACATCTTGCTATGAAAGAAGCAATTGACGCAGGATTATATGATCCAAGTGGTTATGCTCCTGATTGGAATACAGATCCAGAGAAAGCGGCAGTGGCATACACAGAATACACTTACTTGGTAAACTGGTCAATGTGGGATATGAGTGTATACTGGGATGGCGGCAGTCTTAGTCCTGAATGGGATGATAGTTTAAAGACACCAGCAGGTATGTTGGCAAATAACCCATTAGGTTATGCATTGTTCAATACATACTTTGCTCCAGTGTTGAGCAAACCAGATTTTGCCACAATAGAAAGTATCTTTGGCGAAAATGACACAGGCGTGTCAGGATATGTTGTTGATGCATTAGTAGGCGGATCACCAGCTATACCAGCAATACCAGCAGTACCGGCTATTCCGGCAGTTCCGGGATCATCCGCTACTAATGTAAACGCTATCACAAATAGTATTACGGGCGATGGTGTAACTGATACAATCTTTGTACAAGATCTAGGTATATTATTGTTAGATGGTGACATATTTGTTGTAAGAAAAACAACAAGTGATGGTAGTGTTATACCAGATGCAGAAAGTTACGATACTGCACTAAGTGGCGGCGATTTAGCTTACACAAGTGCACGTGGTATTGCAGCAGAAGAAATTATAACAGACGGCGACGGCTTTGTAACTCCGACTACAAGTGCAGGACCTGAAGAATTAGTTCCTGGACAGGTATTAGATACTCTTGATATTAAAGTCTACACTAGAGATAGTGCTGGGCAAGGCGTCATTAACAGTCAAAGTTATATTATGGATAGTACACTAACTTATGATTTAGGTGTTATTCCTAATAGTAGTGATGCAGTTATTGTAAAAGTTGATAACATTATACTTCCACAAACTGATTACACAATTAACTGGAGTGCAAATACTGTAACACTTGATAGTGCAACAGTAGGTGCAGAACTTAGCATTGTAACAGTTGCACAAGGTATACAAAACATATTAGATTTTGGACAACTAACAGGCGACGGTATAACTACTGAGTTTGAAACTACAGTTGATTGGGAAGAAGGAGTAAGTGTATATGCAAGTGCAAATGGTATACGGCGATCAGTAGTTGCATTTGCTTCTGTTACTACATCTAAAACAGTTATTAGATTTGATGAAGTTGTTGCAGCAGGCGAAGTAATTAATTATAGTGTATTCTCAGATGATACTATTGTTAATTACAGCCAAATTACTAAAGATACATTTGCTGGCGATGTATCTACTACACAATTTACATTAGCAACTGCTCCTTTATATGCAACTCCAACCGAACATAATGTTTTAGTTAAAGTTGATAATAAAATATTAAATGCAGGATATAATGTTCAGTATACTATACCAGAAAATAATCAGCGTGAATTTCCACTAGAAATATTCCAAATGCCAGCAGGTAGTTTAGTTGTTTCAGATGTTAAGGTATTTTTAAACGGAATAGAAATTGTAACACCGTTGCAGTGGCGCTTTGAGATCGTAAACAGTAGTATTATACTTTCAGACGAAACTGGCATACCAGGTGACTTGCTTGAACTTTATGTAATTACAGATGGCGATTATAGAATTAATGGAAATACTGTTGAATTTGATACTGCTCCAGCAGATGGTTCAGTAGTAGAAATAATACAGTTTACTAATCATGATTTATTAGAAATTGAGCGTATTAATTATGACGTTGTATCAAGAGCTTCTCTAATACCAGAAGATGTTGATTATGTCACATACCGAAGATCTACAGTTGGCGAAATTACTCTACGTGCTCCTGCTGTTGATGCACAGTATGTGTGGGTAAGTGTTAATAATGAATTACTAACTCCTAGTGTAGATTATTATGTTACAGACGATAAACTAAAAGTTCAGTTAGTTAGACAGCCAATTGCAGATGACGTCATTGACATTATACACTTTACTGCACCTGTTAGCAAGCCTAAATTTGCATACAGACAGTTTAAGGATATGCTTAACAGAACACACTTTAAACGTCTTGAAGCACCTGCTGCTAAACTTGCACAAGCATTGAATTATTATGATTTAAGAATTGAGCTCAATGATGCAAGTGAATTGTCAGAACCAAACAAAGGACAAAACTTACCAGGTGTAATCTTTATTGAAGGTGAACGTATTGAATACTTTGTAAAAGAAGAAAATACATTACGTCAACTTCGTAGAGGTACATTAGGCACAGGCGTTAAAGATACATATTCAACGAATACTAAAGTATATGATCAAAACATAAACAAAACTGTTCCGTATAAAGACCAAACATTAACATATAACAAAATAGCAGACGGCACAACAGCAACGTTTGAGATTGGATATGCAGTAGGTTCTGTGAACGAAATTGAAGTATTTGCAGCAGGCACACGTCTGCGTAAAACACCACTAGACGTATTTAATCCTACACTAGCACTTGACAGCCCAGAAGGTGATACTACTAGTGTAGCAGGCTTTACGTTTGATGTTAACACTAATGAAATAACATTATCTACAACACCTGCAGAAAATACAAGAATAACAGTAGTTAAAAAAGTAGGACAAAGTTGGACTACAAGTGGTACATCATTAGGTGATACAGAAAATTCAATTGCAAGATTCTTACGTGCAGCTACAACTGAGCTACCTGAATAAATACAGTATAGGAAAATTAAATGAGCAACAATATGCAAGATACAAATGGAGTACTGGTTCAAGGACATATTAAGATATATGATCCTGAATCGCAAAAAGTATATATCAATAAGCGCAATGCTATTCATTATGAAAATATGAGTATAGCAATGGCTGAGAGTTTGGCAAACGCTGGGCAAGGATTTATATACGAAATGAGTTTCGGCAACGGTGGCACCAGTGTTGACCCAACTGGCATTATTACATATCTGACACCCAACAGCACAGGTACAAATGCAAGTCTTTACAACCAAACCTATACTAAAGTTGTTGATGACAGAAGTGTAAACAATACTGACCCAGTACGTAATAAACTAGAAACTAGGCACGTTAGTGGTACAAACTATACTGATATTGTAGTAAGTTGTTTGCTTGACTATGGTGAACCAAACGGCCAAGATGCATTCGACACAGCTAGCTCAACTGACAGTCCTTATGTTTTTGATGAGTTAGGTTTGCGTAGTTATAGTCCAAATGGTTCAGGCAAGTTAATTACCCATGTTATTTTCCACCCTGTACAAAAGTCGCTCAACAGATTAATTCAAATTGACTACACAGTGCGTGTACAAAGTTTAGCAGGATAAGGAGTAAATTATGCCATATACAATAAGTTACACTGACACTGTTAACAAAGGTTCGATTACAGTAGAAGACAACGTACTAAACAACGAAACAAGTTTAAATTTTCCAGGCCGAGGCACTACAGCGTATGGTCAATCAGTAAACGAAAACTTTTTACATCTACTAGAAAACTTTGCAAATACAAACTCGCCAGAGCGTCCTGTTGAAGGGCAACTATGGTACGATACTACTGATGGAGTTGATCAACTTAAAGTTTACGACGGAACTAATTGGGTTGCAAGCGGTGGCCTTAAAAAAGCAAGTGCTGCACCTGCAGTAGCAAATTCTAGTGCTGGCGACTTATGGGTAAACACAGAAAGCCAGCAGCTATATTTGTTCACAGGTAGTGCATGGGTATTAGTAGGACCAGACTTCAGTGACGGATTGTTAACTGGGGCACAGGCACAGGCAATTGTAGGCATTGACGATATAACTTATAATGTTCTATCTATCAAAGTACAAGATCAACCAGTAATTATTATTAGCAGCCAAAGCTTTGTTCCAAAGACATCGATTAAAGGATTTAGAACAGGTATTAATCCTGGCATGAATATTGCAGACGAAGCAATTGTTGGAACACAAGTACTAAAATATTTTGGTACTGCTGAAAAAGCAGAAGCACTAGTAGTTGGCGGCACAGCAATTCCAGCAAGTAACTTCTTAAGAGGCAACGCAGCAAGTACAACAGACTTTCAGTTAAGTGTTAAAAGTAATGACGGTGTTAAAATAGGTACAGGCGGTCAGCTAAGTTTAGGAATTAACGGCGAAACAGGTGTAATCCAACACAATACTAGTGGTTCTAGTATTGATATTAAAATGCGTAATGGCAATTTAACTCCTACTGTTATGAGCATTAACAGTGACGGAAATGTTGGTTTTAATAATAGTGCTCCAGAAGAAACAGTTGATGTACGAGGAAATATTAAAATATCACCTAAAACAGGTGAAGCAGAAACTGGTATACTAAGTGTTACAAGTAATACAAATTCTAGTTCAATAGGTACAGGTAGTATCACTACATCAGGCGGCATCGGAGTTGCACTTAATGCATATATTGGCGGAGATGTAGACGTTGGCGGATTATTACAAACGGGCAATATTGCTCCTGATAGTAATAGTACAAGAAATATTGGTACCTCGATTAACAAATATGACCAGATACATGCTACTACATTTTTTGGAAACATTCAAGGTAACGTAAGTGGAACAGTTAGTGGTAGAGCAGGATCTGCAGATAGACTGGCAAGTGCAACAACATTTGCATTAAGTGGAGATGTTGATCCAGTAAGTTTTGAATTTGATGGACAAACAGGCGGCAGCACAAAAACATTTTCTGTAAGTATTGCAAATAGTTTTATTAGTAACAAAACAGTTACTTATGATGCAGGTAATGCAGACGAATTACTATTAAACGTAACCACAGGAACAACAGGCGTTTATAGAATTACAAAACGTAATTTCTTAAAAACAATCCCCCTAGTTCCAGCAGGCGCAATAATGCCATTTGGCGGAGTAGAAGCACCTGACGGATGGTTGTTGTGTGATGGCAGTGAAGTTAATAAAACAGATTATAACGAATTATGGTTAGCAATACAACATAACTTTAAAGATGCTAGTTTAGTCAGTGATAATGGTGTTGCTAGATTTACACTTCCTGACTTTAGAGGCAGATTTGCATTGGGCCTTGATAACATGGGCGGACCAAGTGCAAATAGAGTTACAGACATTGCAGCAGATGCAATTGGTGGTAACGCAGGAACAGAAACTAAGTCAATAGATACTGATAACTTACCAGAACACGAACATGATTTAGAAGGTGCAAGCGGAACACAGTTTTACGGAGTAAGAGTTGGTGCAGGGGAACCTGTTGATGATAATGCAATTACACTTCCGATCGAGCCTGGACTAGGCGGCACACAAGGTATTGCTTCAAGCGGCGGTGTCAAAACAGATACTACTGTAGGAGCACCATTAGATGTAATGAATCCGTTCTTAGCAGTCAACTATATTATCTATACTGGAGAGTAACATGAGTTATCAACTAAACAAAACTGACGGTACATTATTACTAGACTTAATTGATGGACAAATAGATACAGCTAGTACAAATCTTACATTAGTTGGTAGAAATTACACCGGTTACGGCGAAGCATTTAATGAAAATTTTATCAAATTACTAGAAAACTTTAGTAATACTGCTGCACCAAGCAATCCACTAACTGGACAGTTATGGTGGGATAGCACAAACCAAAGATTACAAGTATATAACGGAACGGTATGGAAAGCCAGCGGCGGCCCAATTGTACAAAACAGTAGACCACAAATGGTTGCTGGCGATTTATGGATTGACAATCTAAACAATCAAGTTTATGCGTTTGACGGAACTGATTTAATGCTAATGGGCCCGCAGTATACAGTATCTCAAGGTAAGAGTGGATTTGAAATTGGTAGTATTCTCGATTCTCAAAGCCGTTCACGTACAGTTGCTTACTTATATGTAGGCGGAACACTATCTGCTGTAATTAGTAATATTGAATTTACACCTCAGTTTGCACAAAGGATTGCAGGACTAGTTACAGTATCTAATCCAACTGGTATTATTCGTGTAGGTATGAATATTATCGACACAGAAAACTTTAAATTTAGAGGAACAGCAGATAGTGCAAACGCTCTTGTTACTGCTGGCGGCGTAGTTAGAGCTGCTGATAGTTTCCTTCCGTCGACAGCAAATGGTATTACAACTGGTACACTAACAATTCAAAACTCAGGTGGTTTAACAATTGGTCTATCACAAAATAACGTACAAAAAGTAGTTGGTCCAAGATTTTATATAGAAAACCAACTTACTGACCACGATTTAAGTCTACGAGTAAAGTCAACTGCATTTGGAGCAATTTCAGTAGATGCAATTTATGTAGATGCAGGTACTGCAAGAGTTGGTATTTTTACAACTGACAGACTTCCTGAATACACTCTTGATGTTGAAGGTGATCTAAGAGTCACTGGTGATTTAATTGTTGAGGGTGACAGAGTTGCATTAGATGTACAAACTCTAAGAGTTGAAGATAAGATTATTGAAATTGGTGTACTAAACGATAGTACAGAACTTACAGATGCACAAGCAGACAGTTCAGGTATACAAGTTAATAGTAACAACGGAAGTAAAGATATTCTTTGGAAAAATGCTACAAATGCGTTTACTTCAAACGTAAACGTTGATCTACTAAACACTAATTCAACTTATAAAATCGGCGGCGTAGATAAACTTACCAACGATACATTAGTAAATGTTACTAAGGCATTAGATTTAGATCAAATCGGTACACTTACAACTTTACAAGTTGATGAACTTAATCTCAACGGCAAAACTATAACTTCAACAAATGATATGGCGTTTACGTCAGCATCGGGTATTAGTATAACTGCTGGTGATGATATTAATGTTACTGACGCACAAAAAATTACTGGTGTCGGAAAAGCAGTGAGTGCAAGAAAAGCAGCAGAGCTTGTAGTAGCAGAGTCTACAGATAGTACTGTTGTTACCAAAATTTACGCAGATGAAGAAATTGCAACAGAAACAATTGTGTTTAGTATGGATATTACTGGATTGGGCACAGGAGCAACATTGCAAGCTGCTGTTGCAACATATCTAAATGACATGTATCCTTCTGCGACACTTAATACTAATAAAATTGCACGTATACATACAACTTCGTATACAGGTGCAACTGTTGAAGGTGTGGATGTCGAAGGTGCAAAAAGTATAAGCAACATTGCTGTTGACTCTAACGGAGTTCAAAATGAATCAGTAGTACAAGACATTGTATTTGCAGGCGCAAGCGGTACTGTTATTCTTCAACCTGCTAGAGCACTAATGACATATAAATCAAGTGGAGCAGGTTGGACACACCAAACAACTGTTGCATACTAATAAACGATAAATAATAACAATAGCACTAGGGGTTACATAAATGGCATATGCAATAGACAGATATAACAATACACTGTTAACTACAGTAGAAGATGGCACAGTTGATCAAACAACTGACCTTAAATTCATCGGTAAAAACTACGCAGGATATGGCGAAATACAAAATGAAAACTTTTTGTTTTTGCTTGAAAACTTTAGCGGAGCAAATCAGCCAGCAAGACCGATTAGCGGACAAGTTTGGTTTGATAGCGGTACAAGTAAATTAAAGTTCTATGACGGCACACAATGGCGCACAACTGGCGGCGCCGAAATTGGTGCAACTGAACCAACTGGACTAGCAATAGGCGACTTTTGGTGGGATTCGGGCAACGATCAATTATACGTTTATAATGGAACAAATTTTGTACTTATAGGACCACAGAACGCAGGCGAAGGCGTAACCCAAATGCAAAGCCTTGAAGTTCTTGATACTACAAGCGCAACAAGAGGTTTAATTGCTAGTGTTATCGAAGACGAAACACTTTTTGTTATAAGTCCAATCCAATTTGATCTAAACGACAGTGAAGCAACACTAAAAACTCAAGGGTTTGATAGAATTTTTAAAGGTGTTACACTAAGAAATACCAAATTAGCAACAGATGGAGTTACTAGCGGAACTGACAGATTTCACGGCACTGCTACAAACGCAGAAAAACTAGGCGGCATTGCAGCAGCAAACTTTGTACAAACTGGCGCAGGAAATACAGTGTTTGCAAGTGCAGTTGAAGCACCAGACGACGGCATATTAATTGGTGATTCGCAAGATTTTCAATTAACGGTTGATACTAACGGATTTGACGGTGTCATTCAAAACATTACAAATAATGGCACAATTAAACTAAAAGTTACCAGCGGCGCAGGAACGTTAACACATGTTGGCACAGTTACCTCAACTGGTATTGTTCCTTCAGCAGACAACACATTTACATTAGGTAGTGCTAGCCTAGGATGGACAAACGTATATGCAACTAACTTTACAGGTGAAGCATCTAAAGCTGCTACACTAAGAGTGGGCAGTGATTTTCGTTCAGCAAGCTCGAGTGCAACAAATAATACAGTAGCAGTTCGTGATGCAACAGGCAATATTGCAGCAAACTTATTCCAAGGTACTGCTACACAAGCACGTTATGCTGACTTAGCTGAAAAATATACTACAGCAGAAGAACTAGAACCTGGAACAGTAGTTACAGTGTGCGCACACGAAGATCATGAAGTAGAAGCAGCAAGTGTAGGTACAATTGCAATTGGTGTTGTATCAACTGATCCTGCTGTGATGATGAACAGTGAAGCAGAAGGTCAATACATTGGTCTTAAAGGGCGTTTACCAGTTCGTGTTATAGGTGCAGTTAAAAAAGGGCAAGAAGTTTATGTTAATGATAACGGTTGTGCAAGCACAGCAATTAACGGAGGAAGTTTAGTCGGTGTTGCACTCGAAAGCAATAGTGATGAGGGTGAAAAACTAGTAGAATGTGTACTAAAAGTTTAAGGAATCATCATGGCAGATATCACAGCAGCACGAATTAATAACTTACAATCTAGTATTGCACTAATACTAGGAACTGGGTCCGGCCAAAATGGTTACGGACAAACTGTTACTAGTGTTCCAGTTAACAATACTGGCGACATAGTTGAGGCTGCCGATATGAATGCAATCTATGCAGACATTCTTAAAGCAAGAGTGCACCAAGTAGGTCCGGGAGATATTGGCATTGCTGAAGTTATACAAAATCTTAACATAGTTGCAGAAGATACTAGTAATTTTATTAGTGATGCGGGCGTAACAAGTATTGATCCAGACGGATTTAAAAAAGGTATTGAAGATTTTGAAAGTTTAATGAACAACGTTATTGCTGACAAAGCACTTATTGATCCAACTCAAGCAGCACTTGAACCTGGAATAACAAGTGTTAGATCTAGTTCGTGGAATGGCTTAGTATATCACGAAGTAGAGGTTACATTTAGTTCTGCAAATGCAAGGCGTTTCTTTTTCAATGCTGGCGGCGAAATAAGAATAAGTGCAAATAATACTGGTGCAACTACTCCTAAGGGTCTAGATTGGAGCCAAGTATGTTCGCAAGTTGGAACAATTAAATTTAGTTCAGAAACAACAGTATCAACATCTGGGGGCAGCACTTCAATTGGTAATTATGACTTAACTAGTGCTTTCCAAAATATCTACCAAAAAATTGGTGGAGGCACATATAGTGCAGTATATGCTGGAAACATTTATACAGTTAAAGCACGTTCAGATATTGATACACGTATTATATTTAGAATTGAATTTAATGATGTTGTTTTTGATAACAATATTGATAACAACGTTGACGGTAGATTAGAGAGTGTAGTTCAACATTACCGGGCAAACGGTGAAGTAGTTACAGCTGCACCTTCATATTATAACAGTCAAGCACTGGCATAACCAAACTTTTTAAAGTCAGAGTAATTTTTAAATAAATACTCTGATAGTATAAGAGATTATAGATGCCAACAACAATTTTAGCTAGTAGATACAACGCACTTAGAAACAGTGTAAATTTAGTATTAGGAGAATCCTTTAGCGGTGCTCCTAGCTACGGTTACGGACAATCTTTGTCGACTACTACTAAAATTGGTGATTTT